AACCATGAAATTAAAAGCATTTATACCCCTTAGTGTCCTAAAGGAAGCAGAAAAGAAAAAAGATGAAAAGGATACAGCAGCAGATGATTCAGGAGAGGCAGAGAACCCATTTGCAGCTGCTGATGCTGAAGATGCTGGCGGTGAAGAGGCGGATGCTAAAGGAGATGAGAAGGGTACTGAAGAAGAGGGAGACGCAAAAACAAGTGAAGAAGCAAAGCCACTAGAAGTTGTATTTAATCCCAATAGAGTTAGAAAATATAATAAAGTAAGATTTCAAGGTAACAAAGGATTAGTAACAGCTATATCCAGAAGTGGTCTAACAGTCACATTACCAGATCAAACAACTGTTTTTGTCAATTTTGACGATATAATGTAATTTTTTTTTCCTATTTGTTTATTTTTTTTTATAAGTGTTATACTTATAAGTGAGTACGCTATCCCAATATGGCGTTTTTGTTATTATAACCGCATTGTGACTTGAATAGTCGCACGAACAAACAAAATAATTTATTATGAACAAATTGTTAAAAGATGCTATTGCTGATGCAAAAGCTGTGCGCGAAACTGCACTTGCTCAAGCTAAGTTAGCCCTTGAAGCAGCATTTGCTCCTAAGCTTCAATCTATGCTCTCTACTAAAATTAGAGAAGAAATGGAAGAGGAGCCAACAGCTGATGATACTTCAATGGAAGATGAAGCTATGAGAATGAAAGAGTTAGCCGGTCTCTATGAAAAAGGAGACGAAGAAATGGGTGCTGAAGAAGTACCTGCTGAAGATGAATTCTCCGACGATATGGGTGGAGAAGACATGGGAGGCGAAGAAGAATTCGGTGGTGAAGAAGAGTTTTCTGATGACATGGGAGGCGAAGAAGAATATTCTGACGACGATGAGTTAGAGGAAATCTTACGCCAACTTGAAGAAGAAGAGTCTACTGAAGACAGTATGGAAGATGAGTCTATGTACGAAGGTTCTGCAGAATCCTTACCAATGGTTGATCGTAACAAAGAAAACTACGGTCAAGGTGATGGTTTAGATGAAGAGATCAATCTCGATGAACTTATCCAAGCTCTTAAAGAGGGTGAAGATGGTGAAGAAGAGGACTCTATGATGGATGAAGTTGCTGGTGACGAAGATTACAAAAAGGCTTCTGATCAAGCAATGAATACTGCAAAAGGTAGTCATGGTAACACTTTAGATGAGCGTAAAAAAATGAAGAAAATGGAAGAAGAGCTGAACGAAGCTTACACTGCTGTTAAATTTCTTCGTGAAAAACTCTCTGAAGTTAATCTTCTTAACGCAAAATTACTTTACGTTAACAAACTCTTCAGAAAGAATGGTTTAACTGAGTCACAGAAAGTTAAAATTATTGAAACTTTTGATCGTGCTAAGAACGTACGTGAGACTAAACTCATATACGCTACATTGAGCGAATCAATCAATACCTCAGTTGCAAAAACTAAAAAACCTGTAGTAGAAAACTTTGCTTCATCTCCTGTAAAGAAGACACAAGTTATCACTGAAGGTAATGATCAAATGAACAGATTTAAAAAACTTGCAGGAATAATCAAATCTTAATTATTAAATAACATGAACTTATTCGAAAACACTCAAGGCTATAACAGAGCCGATGAAATTAAACCTCTCTTATCTAAATGGGGTAAGACAGGTCTGTTAGAGGGCTTGGATAGTCACGGTAAAGCTACCGTTGCTTCCCTCTTAGAAAACCAAGCTAAGCAACTTATTAAAGAAGGTTCAGCTACTACTTCTGGTACCGGAGCGTCAGGCTTCGAACAGTGGACTGGTGTAGCTTTACCACTTGTACGAAGGGTATTTGCTCAAATCGCTGCTAAAGAATTCGTTTCTGTACAGCCAATGAACTTGCCTTCAGGTCTGGTATTTTACCTAGACTTCAAGTATGGTAACAACAAGACTCCATTCGGATTCGCTCCAACATCTGCATCTCAGGTTGGTACACTGCAAGGTGTTACTTCTACTCTTGGTGCCGATGCTTCTGACGGTTTATATGGTGGTGGTCGTTTTGGTTACTCTATTAGCTCATCTCTTGGATCTGCAACAACTGCAGCCGCAGCAACTTCACTTGTAGGTGATGTTAACTATGATGGTGCATTCACAGCATCAATTGCGCAGTATAAAACTGTAGTAGTTGGTCTTCCAGCAGACGCTGATATTTATGCAATCAGATCCTTTGGATTAGTATCGTCCTCTACAGCTATTACCTCTGCACAAATCTATCCTAACTTTACTAAGCTCAGTGCTGGAGTAACGGGATACACTGCATCGTTTGTTGTAACTGGATCAGCTATCACCGTAGCAGCTCCATCAATACAGGTTGTATACTCTAAACAACCTACTAACGACGCTCGTGGAGACTTTGAAGCTAAGCCAGTTAGTTCAACTAACCGTAACGTTGATACCGATATCAACATTCCAGAAATTGAATTGCAAATGCGTTCAATTCCGGTAACCGCTAAGACTCGCAAATTGAAAGCTAGCTGGACTCCTGAATTCGCGCAAGATTTGAATGCTTACCACTCAGTAGATGCTGAAGCTGAATTGACTTCTATGCTGTCTGAATACGTGTCAATGGAAATTGACCTTGAGATTCTTGACATGCTTATTGGTGCAGCTGCAACAACTGACTACTGGTCTGCTAAAACAAATCAGATTTGGAATGGTTCAACCTTTGCGACTGATTCTAATGTAAGTGGTAACGCTTATATCCAAGGAACTTGGTTCTCAACTCTTGGTACTAAATTGCAAAAGGTATCTAATGCAATTCACCAAAAGACCCTCCGTGGTGGTGCTAACTTCTTAGTTTGCTCTCCTACTGTTGCAACTATCCTTGAGTCTATCCCAGGATACGCTGCTGATGGTGATGGTACCAAAATGACTTACAACATGGGTGTACAAAAAGTTGGTGCCTTGACTGGTCGCTACACTGTGTACAAAAACCCATACATGACTGAGAACACTATCCTTATGGGATTCCGTGGTAATCAGTTCCTTGAGACAGGTGCTGTATACGCTCCATATATTCCATTGATGCTTACTCCACTTGTTTACGATCCTGCTAACTTCACTCCACGTCGTGGTGTGATGACCCGCTATGCTAAGGTCGTAACCCGTGCTGAGTTCTATGGTAAGGTATATGTAGCAGATTTAAATGCTATCTAATATCACTTAGATAGGTAAAAGAAAAACCCGGCCAAAAGCCGGGTTTTCTTTTTTTAAATAAAATAAAAAAATTAAAGATTAGTTTTAATCTGCACAGTATTTATCTGTGTCCCAGGACCTGGATTTTGCACTCTCTGAAAACCGTTCTGTTTCATGTTGTTGTACCCCGACTGTAAATTGTTTCTTCTTTGAGTAACTGATGCCATTTGACTACCAGCATTTGCTAGCCTCGATTTGAATGAATTTGATTCCATTTTATTATAGTTTAATTGTGGTTATAAATATGCAACTAATAACTATTTATAGGTATAAACAGGTTAATATAATAAGACAATGGATTCAGCAAACAATGCAACAGCACAAAAAAGAAAACCTAAAAATCCAATACATTTTCAGATTCAACTAAATGAAGAACAAAAAGAAGCTAAGCGAGCCATTTTAGACAACACTATTACTATCTTAAAAGGTTCAGCAGGTTCTGGTAAATCAATGGTTGCAGCTCAATGTGCATTAGATTTATTATTTAGAAGGGATGTAGAAAAGATAGTAATAACTAGGCCAACAGTGACGTCAGGAGAAGAGGTTGGATTCTTACCTGGTGGAATAGATGATAAGTTAGCTCCCTTTACGGCACCAGTATATGATAATATGTATAGGATTTATAGCAAGGAAAAAATAGACAAGTGTCTACAAGAAGGTATGATAGAAGTTATTCCACTTGCATTTATGAGAGGTAGAAATTTATCTAACTGCTGTGTAGTGGTGGATGAAGCCCAAAATATTACACATAGGCAGATGGAACTATTACTTGGTAGATTGTGTAATGGTAGTAAGATGATAGTTTGTGGTGATGTAGCTCAAATTGACTTGAAAGACAAGAAAACATCAGGATTCGACTTCATTTGTAAAAACTTTAAAGATGTTAAAGGTTTTGGGTTATTTACATTAAAAACAAACCACAGACATCCAATAGTAGAGGATGTATTAAATATTTACCAGGAGTACAGAGATTGATTATAGTAAGATATTTATATCTAAATTAATACACAATGGCAAACATACCAATATGGCCTGGTTCTAGTTCATTTGCGTTATTATCGCAATCTTTTTACAATATACCATCAACAGGGTCAGCACCAACTCCATTTGGTTTTTATGATCTTGACACACAATTTGCATTGGAAGCAGATAAGATAGCTAATTGGTGTGCTAATAAACTAGGCTATCCTATAATGGAAGTTGAAATGCAGCAGATTAATTTCTTTGCTTGCTTTGAGGAAGCGGTAACAGAATTTGGCAATCAAGTAAATATGTACAATGCCAAAGATTATATGATGGCAATTCAGGGTAGTACTACGTCCTCAAATCTATCTGGCAGATTGATTGATACATCTTTGAATAGAGTAATCGATATGGCAAAGAATTATGGATCAGAAGCTGGATCAGGTGGTACTATAGATTGGAAAAGTGGCTCTATAAGCTTAGTTCCAGGTCAACAGGTATATGACTTAAATACTTTGTTTAGAGATATTTACGAACCAAGTCAAAGTATAGAAATCAAAAGAATATTTCACGAATTCAGTCCAGCAATCGTTAGATATTTTGATCCGTACGTTGGTACTGGTGCAGGTACTCAGCAGATGTTAGATTCTTTTGGTTGGGGATCTTATTCACCAGCCGTGAGTTTTCTAGTAATGCCATTGTATGCAGATTTGCTTAGAATACAAGCAATAGAAATGAATGATCAAATAAGAAAGTCTGCATTTACTTTTGAGCTTAGAAATAACAATCTCAAACTCTTTCCAATACCATCATCAACTGTGAATTTGCATTTTGAATATATTGTAATAGAGGACAGAGCTAATGTATTACAAACACCAGCTGGGGTTGTGTCCGACATCTCAAACATACCTTATAATCGATTAGTGTATACAAATATATCACAATTAGGTAGAGGATGGATATACAAGTATACATTGGCTTTGGCAAAAGAATTACTTGGGTTGATAAGAGGTAAATATTCAACAGTACCAATCCCAGGTGCAGATGTAACGCTTAATGGAGCAGATTTAATAACTCAAGGCAGAGAAGATCGAACAAACTTAGTAACAGAGTTAAGAGAGATGTTAGAAGCCATGACTAGAAAAGGACAGATGGAGATGGAAGACGCAATAGCAACGTCTATGAATTCTAGGTTATCAAAAGTACCATTACCTATATACATAAAATAACATGGCACTCTTCGGCAGTTCAAGAGATATCAGTATGTTCATAAAAGTAAATAATGAACTGCTAGATAACGTGATATCACAAGAAGTTGATTTTTATCAACTTAATGTAGAACATACAGAGACTAATCTATATGGAGAAGCTCCTGGGAATAAGATTTACAATCAGCCAATAAGATTAACGTGTTTAATAGAGAGAGGTGATCAGACATTTAATATAGACGATCAACTAGGTCCTGATGCGTCACAAACGTATACATTTAGATTCTTACATAGAAAGCTTGTAGAATTACAACTATGGCCGGAAGTTGGTGATTTAATAGAGAATAGAGGTAATTTTTACGAAATTGATAATATAAATGAAAATCAATTTGTACTAGGTAAAGACGCAGATTATCCAAAGAACGTTGGACAAGAGTTTGGTGAAAGTTTCTCTATAATATGCATAGCTCACTATACAAGAATAACAAAACTACAATTACTGGATCAACGAGGAGGTCAAAATGTATAACGGCAAAAGACAACCAAAAACACAGTTTGAAATAGTTACCGGTAAGCAGCAGAGTGAGCAAGATGTGCAAAACAGAGCTAATAATGTCCAGCTCGATAAAGACTATAATAAAGAATTAAAAATTGGTTTATATGACATTGATTCTGTAATCAAATATTATTTTGATAACACTATAAAGCCAAGCGTAACAGAGAATGGTGTAGAGATACCAGTCCCTGTAATCTATGGATCTCCTGAAAAATGGAAAAGTGTTAAAAGAGATGGTTACTATAGGGATAAGCAAGGTAAGATTCAATGTCCACTTATTGCATTTAGAAGAACGGGTATAGAAAAGAATAGAAATCTTAGTAATAAGGTTGATGCAAACTTTCCACAAGTATACTATAAGCAAGAGGTAAAATACTCACAGCAAAATAAGTACGATGCCTTTTCCGCGCTCAACAACATTCAACCTGCAAAGAATTACGTAAACATAATAGTCCCAGAGTATTTAAACATAACTTACGATTTGGTTGTTTGGACAGACTATGTTGAGCATATGAATGGTATATTAGAATCAATTCTGTATAGTGAAGGTAGTTTTTGGGGTGACCAAGAGAGATTTAAATTTAGAACGAAAATAGACAACATAACAAATGTTACAGACTTGCAATCAGATAATGATAGGCTAGTTAGAAGCACTTTTACAATGACTTTATTTGGATATATTGTACCAGATGCATTGGTGAAGAAACTAAGCAAGCATCGCAAAGAAAGATCAGTATCACAAACACAAATCACAAATATTGCAGTGTTAGGCGAATCAACCACTGAGTATGTTCCAAATATTAGTGGTAGTTTGTAATCTATAACATATTTATATTAGCATGACTCAAGTAAAACAATACCTGACTTGGGATCAAACTACATACCCAATTCAGTGGGATAATAACCCATACACATGGGATGAAGTGTTTGTCCTAATTGAAGTAGCACAAGCAGGTGGTGGTGGAAACTACGGTCAGGCATATCAGAGGCTAGAAAAGAAAAAGAAGAAAACATTAATAAAATTAATAGCAAGAGTAAGAGGTGAAGAGTTTGAAGAAGAAAAATATAAGCAAGAAGATATAACTGTAATAGCTAAAGATATTGAAATAGTAATAAACGAAGTTCTTCTTAAGAAGGTTCAAAAAATAGATTAATATGTATACATTCTACACAGACAAAAACGAAATGTTTGAATGCAATCTTAGCTTGGAAGGTGCTAAGTTGAATGACTGCAAGGCGAGATTAGTTTTAGAGTCAGAAAACTATAATTTACTTTTTTATGGATCTTTGGATGAAAATGGCAAATGCTCAATACCAGTAAAAAGACTTAAAAGTCTATTATCAGAAACAGATACGGGTAAGGTGCGATTAGAGGTTATTGCCGAAGATACATACTTTGAGCCGTGGTCTGATTCATATAACGTAAAGGCAAGCAAGAAAGTTACTGTTGAAGTTGTATCAAAACAAGCAGAAGCACCAATGCTACAAGAAAAGAAGGTCATAGTAAAGAGTGTACAAAAAGAACAAGTAAAGAACACTAAGCTAGATGAGGCATCACAACTCTTCCTCAAAGCACTCAAAAAGAAAAATATAACAGTTACAAATATAAAAGAAAATATAAAAACTTTAAATACCTTGTGCGAAATTCTTTCTAAGAAGTATAGCTTAAATGACAAAGAAAAGAAGTATATTGCAGAAAATATTATAGGTAAGTTAAAGTAAAAATGGTACGATGTCAGCCGATAATTTCACAGGCCAATTTATTAGTAGTACCTTCCAAAGACTTCTCCAGTTATCAGATAATGGTGGTTATGTAACAGATGGTACAGGATCGGTTGTTGATTTAATATCAGTAACTAGTTCACACGCACTAACAGCATCATATGTTCCTGGAGTCACAGCTACAACACCTGGAGGTAGTCTATGGTCTATACAGTTTAATTCAGCTAGTACTTTTCAAGGTTCTAATAACTTATTATTTGTAAATAGTACATCAACACTAGCTTTAAGTGGTTCGCTACTCATAACCGGATCAGCAACAATATCAGGTAGTCTTTTGGTTGTAGGTAGTGGTATAACAGGGTCTTTGTTTGGAACAGCGTCATATGCTGACAGATCTTTTAGAGCTGCAGAGATTGGTGATGATAATTACCAAATAGATGTTTTTGAAATTGGATATGGCATTTCTCAACCAACATCCGACTCAGTTCAATTATATAATATACAAAACAATCCAATAGCAACAGTTACAATTGATAACGTAGCTAACGCGTCCAATGCAGGATTTGCAACAACGGCGACAAATGCCGATTCAGCATCGTACGTAAATACTTTAAGCCAAACCGTTGTAGTGTCAGGATCTGTGGACATATCAGGTTCGTTATTTTTAAATGGTGTAGCAGTGGGTTCAAGTGGTACTGAAACGGATCCTATATTCGTTGCTAAATCTGCATCTCTAGCTACCACTGGTTCAAATGTATTTAAAGGAAATCAAATCATAACAGGTTCTGTGTTTGTAACAGGTTCATTTGGGTTAGCACCATTTGGAACAGCACCAACTAATCCACCACCACAAAAAGGATTATTCTATTTTACAGACAATGATTTGTATATCTCACTAGAACAATAATTATAAGAAAGCTACCACATGGGATATAGTTTTACGTGGATACTAAATCACTTATCACAATCGTATCAAGTTGCTAGTGCATCTTGGGCAGGTTATGCGGTATCTGCATCATATGTCCCATTATTAGCTGGTCCTAACATAACAATCAATTACCAATCCAATGGTATAGCAATAACAGGTTCAGGTGGTAGTGGTAATCCAGGAGGTCCATTAACATCAATACAGTTTAATAGTGCAAGTGCTTTTAGTGGTAGCGCTAATTTTACTTTTAGTAGTGGATCTAGTACTATATACTTAACCGGATCTATGATAGTTAGCGGAGGTATATCTGCTTCCTATGGTGCAAATACAATTGGATTTATAGGCACAGCATCTTGGGCACAATCAGCAAGTAATGCCTTTACAGCCTCTTTCATAACAGCATCTAATGTTTGGGGTCCGTATGGTACTAGTTCGGTTATATCTGCATCTATTGCAGTTACGGCAAGTTTTGCAGGAGCAGCAGGAAGTACTTTATCTGCTTCCTATGCAGATTATGCAGCAGTAGCAGGTACGTTGACGGACAATATTTGGGTAAGAAGTTCAGGAGATACATCAGCCGTAATCAATGATGATTCAGCACACACTAGTATAGCTGATGGGCAGTCTGCAGTAGCATATGGAGATTTAACTTATACTTTCGGTGATTATGCATCATCACAAGGTAAAAACACAGAAGCTATTGGTGTATACACACACGCAGAAGGTGTTAGTACTTATGCAATTGGAGAAGGATCACATACAGAGGGATATAATACTAGAACGGGTATAGAAGGACAGCCATACTATCCCGAAGAAACATACATAACTTCATCTAACTTTAAGACTTACACACAGTTTTCTGCATCTTTAGTACCCTCAGCATCCGCAACACTACGAAGTGATCAAGCACCACTAGTATCAATTGATGATCCAAATTCTAGTATGTATGGTCTTACTTTCCAGTTTTTATATGATAGTGGGTCTGTATCAGGGTCAAATAATAGATATGAGAGTGGTTCAGTTGCTATATATGACAGTGTAACTAGAAACTTACTAGCACACGAAAATTTAAGTAAGTTTTATGACACTAGCTCGATGGATGGTGCTCTACCCAGAGCTATAACTGTATTTCAATATGGCCCAGTAGCTCCACAGCAGGCATGGCATGAAAAGCATACGGACACAATAAAAGTTGCTTTTAGCCATTTTGGTCAAGGCTTTACGGCTTATATAGGAATGATCAGTTGTAGCTACGATGGTATAACGTTGTCTAGCTTGTATATACACAATACAGCATCTTATCATCCCGTATCAAGGTTAGCAAACGGATTAGGAGGTAGTCATGTGGGTTCAGGAAACAATGTTGTAAATAACTGGACAGGTTCAATAGCAAGTGAAACTAGATGGACTGGGTCAGCACCATCAGTGCAATTCAACGGAAGCGTAGTAAGATCATATCCTCCAATGCCAGGAACTTTTTATTACGGTGGATTTTATAATATAACTTACAATCCATATAACAATAAAACATATGCTATTGGAGATTGGATACAGAACTCACCATACTCGGGTCCTTCTGGTATTTATATATTCAATTCTGATTTTCAATTAGAGTACACAGGTAGCATTGGAACATCGGCTACAACAGGCATAGGATCAGGTGGTACATTAAGCTACCAAATACATGGAGGTACAGTTCCTGCATTCACAGGACTACCAGCAACAACTACAGACATAGGATTTAGAAGTACAATAAGTGGATCTAGTGTTAAAGGTGCTAAACCTGCAGTTGATAAAAATGGTAATGTTTGGTTTACAACAAACACAACAACAGCTGGTAATCCAGTACATCTATTTGCTTTAAAAGCAAATGGTTCGGTTAGCAGTAGTAATGCTAATTTGTTTGCGTATGTTATAAACCACCAAAGTATGGGCATAAGCGCATCTGCACTATCTCCACCATACTATTATCCAGGTGACGGAACTACAAACTCAGAACGTATATTTGTTTGTGTTAATTATCCATACGGATCAGGTTCAATAAACACAAGCTATACAAAATGGCTTGGGTATGATTTAACTGGTTTATTGAAAGATAATCCATGGGGAAATGCCGCAACACCTACTATATCAGTGCAACGTATAACAAAAGGTAACTTTGGTTTATACTGGTGGAATAAGGAAAAGGTGTTTGTAATAAAACCTAGTGGCATAAATACGATATCAATACTAAGTAAAGATGGTATAGTACAAGCAACGACGACTGCAAACAGACCTGGCAGTTTATTTGAAGCAGGTGCTCTTTTTAATGTATATGAAGTACCACAAAATAGAACTCTTGTAGTAGAAGGTTTTTATTCACCTACCTCGGAAACACCCACAGGCTCACTATTTTGGATAGATAAACTAATAACATCAGCATCAGTAGGTCAGTACTCTCACGCAGAAGGAATTGGGTCAGCAGCAGGTGGAATAGGATCTCACGCAGAAGGATATTATGCAGTAGCAACTGGTAGTTATTCACACGCTGAAGGAGTTAACACAAGAGCAATAGCCTCCGGAAGTCATTCTGAAGGTTTATTTACAACAGCATCAGGAGACTATTCTCATACCGAAGGTTCTGGATCAGTTGCAAGTGGTATTGGGTCTCACGCTGAGGGTAAAGATACAATTGCACGAGGTCAGTATTCTCATGCAGAAGGTTCTAGTTCGATAGCATTTGGTACTGGTTCACACGCAGGCGGTTTATTTACTGTAGCATCTGGATCATTCCAAACAACCGTTGGTACATATAACCTATTAAATAACACGACTGATTTATTTGTAATTGGTGATGGAGCATCAACAGCGTCTCGGCACGACTTACTAAACGCATCTACAGGTGTTGTTAGAATTAGTGGTTCTCTGATAGTTTCTAATAGCCTAGCAGTATCAGGATCAGTTTCGTTCAGTGGTTCATTTGCTGCAGGCAATGTTAGTCTAACTGGTTCATTGTATGGTACATCATCGTGGTCAGTATCCTCTTCGTGGACACAGCCAGGTGGGCCGTACACTTCAATACAATTTAACGATTCAAATACTTTAAGTGGATCAGCAAATTATACATTTAATAAAAGTATCAATCGAGTACAGTTAACTGGATCTCTGTTTGTATCTGGAACACTTGTAGTCAGTTCAAGCAACACTAATCAAACACAGCCAGCTATGCAAGTTAATTCAGAAGGAGTACTTGGTATTGGTGAATTTAGTGTTTCACCGACAGTTGTAGTTGGAGCAATCATATACAGTGGATCTGACTACTACTTAGGTTTTCCTTAAAAACAATATATTTATAATAAAGCAAAATAATATTAAATGGCAGCACAGTGGAAAAAGGTCATTACCTCGGGTAGTGTCGCAGAGTTATTAGTAGTTTCAGCATCAGGCGGAGCAAACAATGTAGGATTTTATGGAACAGCATCATATGCATTAACTGCGTCTTATGCGGCAAATGTTTCGAGTCCAATTTTTCAAATATCAGGATCAACACAATCATCTACTGCATCATTTGCAGCAAATGGAGATATATTGTTACTAACAGGTAGTAACGGTATAACAGTAACAGTAACGGATAATTCAAGTACAACAACAGCATCTTTTGCATTACCACAAGCAATTTATACAAATTCAAACGTACAATTTAATGATGTAAAGGTTGATGGTAACTTAACTGTAATAGGAACAGCTTCTTTTCAAAATACTGAAAATTTATTAGTAGCAGATAAGTTTATACTACTAGCATCAGGATCGTCAGCAAAAACAGATGGTGGTATTATTATACAAAGTAGTGCTGCTGGCAGTGGATATGCTCTTTTCTTAGAAGGAGATATAACAACACCTCGTTGGGGATTCACATCAAGCTTAGCAGCAAATACAGCTGGTGGTGCAGGTGTAACGCCTGATGAATATGCAGTAACTGCAAAATCATCATCAACAGCTTGGGCAGCAAATGGCGCAGCACCAACTTATGGTGGATCAGCACAAGGTTATGGAAACATGGTTGTAGATTCGGATGGAAATATTTGGATATACAGTCACGTATAAAATTAATATACAGTTACAGATATGGGGTTACTAGACACAATTAGCAGAAATGCACCGGATCCAAAACCAGATCCAAATCAACTATCAGTAGTTGAATTAGAATATTTACTCAATACACTCAAACAAACAACCTTGAGAGGGGAACAAATAGAGCTATTTTATGGTATGGTTGTAAAATTACAGAATCAATATATTGCACTTACAAATAAATAAGTGTATATTTATATATGATTGTAGGCCCGAAAGGGAAGTGGGCTGGACACTATCCAGTAACCAACCGCAACTGAATATTGAATGCCAAATTATTTGAGCTACTATAGTAGGCTATGTGAAACACGAAAACTTTTAGACCGATCCAAAGGTGGAGCGTGTTATTATGAAGAGCATCACATACTACCAAGATCTTTAGGTGGAAATGATAGTAAAGATAACTTGGTATTATTAACACCAAGAGAGCATCCTCATTGCAATAAAGTTGGGCAAACTAATGCGATGAAGCGTTGGCATTTTGATAAATGTAAGGAGGTAAATCATGCCTAGTTGGCGTAAAATAATAGTATCCGGATCGGATGCTCAATTAAATTCGCTTTATGTTACTAACGCAGTAACAGCATCTGTATTTTCAGGATCCTTTAGTGGGTCTCTTTTTGGAACAGCATCTTGGGCATATAGCTCTAGCCAAGCTTTAACAGCCAGTTATGGAAATATAACTGGTTCTTTGTTTGGAACATCCTCATGGGCGTATTCCTCAAGTCAAGCTTTAACAGCGTCTTATGGTGATATAACCGGTTCATTATTTGGAACAGCGAGTTGGGCTTATAGCTCTTCTCAAGCACTGACTGCCTCTTACGGCAATATTACGGGAAGCTTGTTTGGAACTTCCTCGTGGTCAATTAATGCACTTACTGCCTCATATGGTAATATTACCGGTTCACTATTTGGCACTGCTTCCTGGGCACAAAGTGCCTCACAAGCTCTAACCGCATCATATGGTAATATTACTGGATCGTTATTTGGAACAGCAAGCTGGGCTTATTCTGCCTCACAAGCAGTGTCAGCATCGTATATAACCGGTTCAATATTTGGATCAGGAAACCTTGCATTGTCAGCTTCATATGCTTTATCGAGTAGTTACTCTGTATCAAGCTCTTATAGTTTATCAAGCAGTTATGCTGTGTCATCAAGTTATGCATTAAGTTCATCATTTGCTACTAGTGCTTCGTATGCTTTAAGCAGTTCCTTTTCAACAAGCTCATCCTACGCTCTGTCTAGTAGCTATTCTGTGTCTGCTAGCTATGCTTTGAGTAGCAGCTATTCTGTATCATCTAGCTATGCAGTATCGAGTTCCTACAGCCTGAGTTCCTCATTTGCAACAACATCCAGCTACACAGCAACAGCATCGTATGTAAATCCACTAAAGCAAACAGTAGAAATCACTGGGTCGCTATACACAACCGGCTCAAACATATTTATTGGTACTCAAACAGTAACCGGTAGTTTATTTACAACTGGTTCTAATACTTTAGTAGGTAACACAATATTATCTGGTACTCTACAAATACAAGGCGAGTATCCACCAGAAGCAGGATCCGCATCAGTCTCTGTGGTTGGTAATGTAGATTTAAATGGCTTTTTAAGATTTGATCCGGTAACATCAAATATTGACACAACAATATCTGCTTCATACATCTATGTATCAGGTTCAACAAATGACTTATATTTTTCACAAAATGGTGCAGGATATAGTAACGTAACTCGTTTACGTTGGTTAGAGGGTAATTTATATACTGGTTTATTGGATGGTGGTATAGTAACACAAGTAAATTCTAACACATATCAAATTAGTAGTGGTAGTGGTATTGTAGTAGATCTTAATGTTTCATATAATGACAATCCATACCCAGTAGTAGAATACTTAAATTGGGGAAATTTAACCAATACTATTGATGCTTTAAGTGGATCATTTGATCAGCAATTTGTAGCAATATCCTCCTCAGCAGGTACAGCAGTAATTAAAGCACAAGGAACACCATATGTTGATGGTGATTATAATGATTTTATTCCAATTGGTATTGTACTTCATCAAAAC